CCTATTAGATATTTTAGCTTATTCAATCGATTCATCCCAGTAGGTATCCCTAAAACTCTTTCATTCATAATAATTGAAGTCTTAACTCCACAACGATCTGTAGTGAAACCTACTTCATCAACTACATTCATAGTCTTTAGGAAGATATGAATTGCTTCGTGATACGGTAAAAATCCAGTAGAAAAAGAGAGCTCCTTATATCCCTTAGAATAGGTAGGAACTAATTTGAACCCTACAGAGTTTGATTCGTGTACCTTTGAAATTTTATTTGACCATGCTACCTTTACCCCTAGTGCTTTTGCTAACTTTGAAGCGACGTCTTTCCTATTTAATGGAGAAAAGAAGTCAAAATTAAATGAAAGTTTAGTGCTTTCGTAAATATTTTTATTGTCTAATGACTTAAACATGAAGCATACTTTATTCTATTTATCTGTTTAAATATGCTTTGAGTATCTGAGTGAGTATAAGATTACCTTTTTTAAAAAAGATAAATAAAATAAATCTAAAAAGCATAGATGGCAAGCGCTACTGATAACTTTAAGGTGTTAAATAGGTTATCTACCTATATTCAAGACATATTAGGCCAGACGATAAATACTTTGACTGCTAAATTTGGCCAGAGCAGAAACATATTTACAGCAGCCTCTCCATACGGCCAGCTTCTTCTGGTTACTGAGAATTTAACTCAACTTGTTTTTTACTATATAGAAGATGCGATCACTGAACTTAATATTAATGAAGCGACTCGACTCACTTCAATCTATTCGTTAGCTGCCTTAGCTGGTCATAACCCAAGCCGATCTGTATCTGCTACTGGTGAGATGAGTATATCTACCTTTTCGGGAGAGTCTGAATTTCCATCAGATTTAGTGATAATTCCAAATCTTACTAAAATAAGATGCTTAAATAACAGTCTACCTTATGTTATCGAACTTCCTCAAGATGAGATTAAGTTTAGTTTCAACGGGTCAACTAACGGTTTAAAGTTGGCAATTAGACAAGGTACAGTTGAAAAACAAACAGTTACCGGTACAGGTCTACCTGTCACTAGTTTCTCAATAGGCAGTCCTCAAAATTTTCATATTGATAATTTTTACGTTGACGTATATGTAAATGGTGAAAAGTGGAAAAAATATGAATCTATTTTAGACATGCCCAGAAATGAAAATTGCTTTATTGCAAGAACAGGTATAACTAGTGGACTTGACATATACTTTGGAAATTATAATTATGGAAAGATTCCGCCAAACGGTTCTGAAATAGTAATCGAGTACATAATAAACGACGGTGTACTCGGTAACATTAGAACTGAGGATACTGACTCAGTTAAATTTGAATTCGTCGATACTGGCTTTAGCTTGTTAGGCGATGAAATAGATCTTAATAAGTACCTTGAGATAAAGACCACTAATCCTCCATTTTTTGGAGTCAACCCAGAAGACTCTAAGCTGACTAAGCTTATTGCGCCTAGGCAGTCTAAGAGCTTTGCACTAGTTAATGCTAGTCACTATGAAAGCATGCTAAGAAGACTTAAACTATTTTCAATAATTGATATTTACTTAAACGAGACGGACTCTCGAGTATTAAACCTATTCTTAGTACCAGAAATAAGAAAGACTTTTGCTTCTCCGCAAGACTATTTTAGTGCAGATATTAATCGTTTCATAATGAGTGATTTTCAAAAGAACTCACTGTTACAATACATAGAAAAATGTGGTACAAAACTCATATCTACTGACATTCAAATAATTGATCCTACTCCTAGTGAATATGTTTTGAATATTTCAATAATTGCGTTTGATGATGTTGTAATAGAAATTATTAAAAGAGACATGCTAAACGCGATTGGCGCGTTCTTTATTGGAACTACTCGCCGTGATAGAATACCCAAGAGTGATATAATAAAAATAATAGAGGAGATAAACGGTGTAGACTCAGTATCAGTGAATATTGTTTGTAAAAAGAACGAGGTCGCTAAGCTTGCTAATCCCAGTGCAGCAGATATTGGTCTAGATTCATTTAATGACATAATCATCTCTAAACAGGAATTACCCCTAGTTCGAGGAGGATTTACTGACCGTTTTGGAAACATTTATTCGACCGGTATAACAAATGAAGCACTAGGACCAGTTAACATACAGATAAAAGATATTGTTGCTAGAAAATAAAAAGATTATGGTAAAAGAAAGCAGATTTAGACCTATTTACACTAGAAAAGAAAAAAGACTTAATAGTGGTTATGATTACCGTGGAAAGATAATGAAGAACTCAATATCTTCGTATATGTTTGGAGTGAACGAAACTCTGGACTATTTTATATCTCAAACCGACCGAATAATCTATGAATGGGTAGAGTCAGTAAAACAAATTAAGATATTTGCTAACCCTGCACTCGATAAACACGAAAACAAGATAAGATAAAAATACACTATATGAATAAAGGAAAGAGCGGAGGCATGAGCCAAGAAAATCGCCATCACCTAAAGAATGAGATTAGTAGTTTATTAAGTGCAATTGGACAAGAGACCCATACTGACCTAGTAGTAGACTCAGCAGTATCTGAGCAAACTAAGAGAGAAAGCCCTTATGATTTTGAGGAAATGAGTAATCAATTCACCAAAAAAGCAAGGCAAATAACTGATTCTTTATTTAAAAACTTTGTTGACGTTGGAATCTTTGAGGAAAACGATTATGCTAAACACAAGAAGGAACTTGATACAATAAATATATCTAACCTCTTCTTTCAATTAAAAACAATAAAGATAACTATAATTAAGGTAATGGAGGAGATAACTTCAGGTAACACTCACCCAAGATTAATTGAAGTAATGGGCCAGTTACAAGATAAAATGGCAGCCGTTACAAAGATGCAGGCAAACTATATTATATTCTTAGAAGATACTTATAGGAAACTAAATAGTGAGGCTCCAGTTAACCCAGATTCACAAAAAATAAGCTCTAGTCCAGACGAAGGCCACTTCTTTATAACAGTCGGAACAAAAAATCTAATAAAGAGTCTACCTGCTGAACCTAAGACTAACGAAAGACAAGTTCATACTGGTGATTTAATAAACCCTTCTAAAAAGTCAGAATTAATGCGTGAAAAAAACGTTAAAATAGACGAAGACGAAGAAACCGACGACTTTATAGACCTAAACGAAATATTGTAAACCTATGAAAGATGTAATGTCAAATAAAGGTGCGTTTACTCATAAAAAGATCTCAAGCCTTTCTGGAGGAGATGACGACACCAATTCCTCAGTATGGACTACTGCCCGAATCAATCGACTACTTTTTGACATTGAGAATGACGGCTTTGATATTAAAGGAATTCATAATTCTCCATTTAAAGATAATGATATCTCCTTAAAGCGAGCAAACCTACCTTTTGAATACACTCCAGAAGAATGGGAAGAGATGAAACGATGTAAAAGCGACCTTCTCTATTTTGCAGTAAACTATTGTAAAATTCAAACAGATGACGGCGTACGTTTAATTAGGGATACTCCAGGCTTGCGTGACTTTCAAGAAGAAATTCTTACCTCCTTTAGGGGAAACAAGTTTAATATCTTAATGGCAAGTAGACAAGTAGGTAAGTCAGTTACTTCTGCAATCTTCATCCTGTGGTTTCTTCTATTTCACGAAGAGAAGACTGCACTTGTTGTTGCTGACAACTTTACTACTACTCGAGAGCTACTAGACAAATTTCGTATATGTTTAGATGGTCTCCCGTTCTTTGTTAAACCTGGAATCAAGCATATAAATTCAGGAAATATCAAGTTCGATAACGATAGTCGCATAGTCGGACGAACGACTACTAAAAAATCAGGTATCGGTCTTACTGTTAACTTATTGTATATAGATGAGTTTGCACATATTAATGAAGCAAACTTAGACGAGTTTTACCGAGCTATTTTACCTACCATTTCAGCGGATGCTAACGGGAAAGTAATCATTACTTCTACCCCAAATGGTCGTAATAAATTCTATGAAATATGGCAAGATGCGATTGCAAATATCAGCGACTATGTGCCGCTAAGAGTAGACTGGTGGCAAGTAAAAGGTAGGGACGAAGAGTGGAAACAGAAGGCTATTGCTAACATGGGATCAGTCGAAGACTTTAATCAAGAATATGGACTCCAGTTCTTCTCATCAGACCGACTATTGCTAAATTCAAATGAGCTTAAGAGACTCTATGCAATACGTTCAAACTACATAAATTCCTTCTTTATATTGACTGAAGACAAGCAGTGGATAAATGACTATTTTACAGTTCACCCAAGTTATGCAAAAAGGACTAGACTTGACTATAAAAACGATGACTCTTATTATCTGTGTTCTATAGATACAGCAGATGGCGTAGGTGGAGACTTTTCAGTTCTTAACATATATAAAGCAGCCGCACTTCCAGTAAAAGAGCTTATTAAGAAAAAAGAGGCAATACGCGGAGAATCAGATACTGTTTCTCTAATTCAGGTAGCAACATTAAGATCTAATGAAATTGATGTAAATCAATTTGCAGCAGCTGTCGAGTTTATAATATACGACCTGTTTAATCCTGACAAAGTAAGAATCGTCCTTGAAATGAATCATAAAGGGGAGATAATAAAAAATAGGTTACAGGATAATTCAGAGTATTGGCCATCGCAGATGATACATACTAAACACACAGAAATGGCAGTACAGGCTAAACCTGGAATAAGACTTGGACCCACTAATAAGATAAAGTATTGCGAGAAATTTAAGTATTTAGTAGAGACTCTTCGTATAATTCCAAACGATTATCTTACTGTTTCTGAGCTTATGTCATTTGGCAGATCAAAGGGAGGAACTTATCGCGGACAAAACGGAAACGATGATTTAGCAATGACTAGTGTTAACTTAGCTCCTGCCTTCGAGTCATCTCAATTGTGGGACATGACTATTGCAACATATGAAGCGACTTCCACTGAGTATCGTAAAGAAGTTGAAGAAAAAATATTCAGTCTATTTAGGACAGGCTCAACTAAACCGCTATATGATTATGATACTTTAAAAACAATAAACACGCCACAAGATCCATCAGAAGCTAATAAATCAAATCATACTAGCGTTTTTAATCTAGAGTCTTTAGAAAAAATGAAAAAAATTAACTCTAAATTTTTTAAAGATTAGGTAAATCTTAGTATATTTGTCTAGTATCAAAACAAACTATATGAAAACTCTAAAATTCGAAGGAAACATCACATTAGATGAAGTTTTCAACCTCCACAAAAAAGCAATATATGATAATTTAATAGCATCAGTCGAAAAGTCATGTATTGACTTGGAAGAGGCTGATGCAACTATCGTAAAGATTAATATCAATGATGATATCTATACAATAAATCTTTCTCAAGAAAAGTTTGTGAGCGGACTTCAAAAAGCACTTATATTTTATGAAGAGATAGAAGAGTATGAAAATTGTGCAAAGTGTTTAAAAATAATTAACTCAATAAAAAGTAAAAAAATGGAAGTAAAATAACATGAATGAACAAACTAACGCCAAAAACAACGCTAGGATCCAAGAGATATCTGAAAAACTACTACTACCTACTGTACTTGAGTCTGATAGAAATGAATTAGCTAGTCTAATTTATCCAAAGCTTAAGTATTTTATTTGGAAGTTTTGTAAAAACGATATTGACACAGAAGAGGCTCTACAGTGGACTCTTAAGAAGATATTTAAAAACATCCACCAGTTCAATTACGAAAAGGGTAGGTTTACTACTTGGATCTACACAATTGCACGTAACGAGACACTTTTTTATCTCTTTCATCTAAAGAAAAACAGTCACTATAGCATTGATGCATTACAGTATACTTCAGATAGTGCAGATAACTTTGGAGAAATTCAAATATCGCATGGAGATCTAGACATGATCTATAACACAACAGTCTCAGAAATATACGATATACCCGATCCTCTGCTAAAAGGCATTGCTGTAGATAAAATGATAAGGAATAAAAAAGTAAAAGATATAGCTATAAAATATGAGATGAATGAAAACACAGTAAAGACAAAACTTAGAAAAATTAGGTCTGACTTGAGAGTCTCAATTCTAAAGAAGAATCCACAATTTGATGAAAAAATAAAAGCAATATTATGATTTTAAATAAACTAAATCCAGTTTGGGTAG